AATCTCTTGAGGGTTTTGATATTGCTTGGTGCGAGGAAGCTCAATCTTTGTCTAGCCGATCCATTGAGCTTTTAGATCCAACGATAAGAAAAGAAGGTTCGGAAATTTGGTTTAGCTGGAACCCGTATAAAAAAACCGATCCAGTTGAAGAATTTTTTGAGAATAACAATCAGGCAAGCTTGGTTCATGTAAATTATTTGGAAAATCCTTTTTGCAGCGAAAACATAAAAGAAATGGCTGCGCGGGCAAAAGCTCAGAATATTTCAAAATATAATCATGTTTGGCTGGGTGATTATATGAAGGATATTGAAGGAGCTTTGTGGAAAGACCCAATGATAAAAATCGCACAAAGTAAGGACGAGGTTCCGCAGCTTGAAAGAATTTTGGTTGCTATAGATCCAGCGGTGACAGCAAAAGAAAATAGTGACGAAACGGGAATTATCGTCGCGGGCAGATTAGGTGAAAGATTTTATATTTTGGATGACCTGAGTTTACGGGCATCACCAGATACTTGGGCGCGAGCCGTTGTAGAAGCATATCACCATTGGAACGCCGACAGAATTGTTGCAGAAGTAAACAACGGTGGTGATTTGGTTGAAAAAGTGATAAGAACTATAGACAGAAGTGTTCCCTATACACCCGTCAGGGCATCAAGGGGTAAGATATTAAGAGCGGAGCCAATAGCGGCTTTGTATGAGCAAGGGAAAGTTTCCCATTGTGGAGAGTTTAGGGAACTTGAGGATCAAATGACCAGTTACACCCCATTGTCAAAAAAGTCTCCTGATCGTTTGGATGCTTTAGTCTGGGCCTTAACTGAGTTAAGCAGATCAACAGGTCAAGCCGTTTGGAGAATTAGCTGATGGGTATTTTGGACAATATAGCGGCGATCTTGGGTCGCAATCAGTCTTTTGAGCGGAAAGAAGCGCCGCAAGTTCATATTAGCGGGCCAACATATAGCGGAACCAAAAAGGATAATTTTAAAAGTTTTGCTCAAGAGGGTTACAAAGAAAACGCGATTGTTTATCGTTGCGTAAATGAAATCGCTAACGGCGCAGCTTCTATTCCCTTTTGCGTATATCAGGGCGATATAAAGCTTGAGGCTCATCCGTTGATTTCTCTCCTTGCGAGGCCGAATCCCTTACAGGCGGGCGTTGAGTATTTTCAAAGCCTTTATTCATATTTGCTTTTGTCTGGGAACTCTTATGCTCTGCAATCAGATGTAAACGGCGCTCCAAGAGAGTTGCACATTCTGCGTCCAGATCGAATTGAAATTGAGCCAAGTAGCACGGCAATTCCAAAGTCTTACAAATACAAGCTTGGTCAAGAGGTGGTTAGAACCTACCCAGCCGATCCAGTAACAGGAGCCGCAGAGGTAAAGCATTTTAAGCTGTGGAACCCTCTGGACGATTATCAGGGGCTTTCTCCCTTGGCGGCGGCGTCTATTTCGATTGATCAAAACAACATGGTTTCCAAGCACAATATTGCGCTTCTGGCTAACGGAGCGCGTCCGTCAGGCGCTATTGTGTTCAAACCCGCCGACGATGCGGGCAATCGACTTATGCTATCAGATGGACAGCGTGAGCAGTTGCAAAGCGATCTTGCCAACAGGTTCAAGGGCGTGAACAATGCAGGGCGTCCAATGTTGCTTGAGGGTGATTTTGATTGGAAAGAAATGGGCATGTCTCCAAAGGACATGGATTTCATGAGCCAAGCAAATATGACCGCTAAAGATATTGCGCTTTGTTTCGGAGTTCCTTCCCAGCTTATCGGCATACCAGACGCTCAAACCTATGCGAATGTCCAAGAGGCAAGGCTGGCTCTATATGAGGAAACCATTATTCCTCTGGCGCGTAGGATTGAAAGCGATTTGAACGAGTGGCTGGCTCCAGCGTTTGGTGATGATATATCAATTTCATATGATATTGACGCGATCCCAGCAATGACAGAGCGGAGGCGTAGAGTTTATGAAAATGTTACTGCGGCGGTTAGAGATGGAATTATCTCACGCAATGAGGCGCGTGAAAGATTGGGTCTTGAACCCATTTCGGGCGGTGATGAGGTATTTATCGCTGCAAACCTTTTCCCATTGGGTGGCCCAGAGGTGGCAGAAGATGAGGGCCAAGATCCAGAAGATGCGGGCAAAGAAGCCTACGGCGAAACAGAAATAAAAAAAAAGAGTGAAGTAGCCAAAGACACGTTTACAACCAGAGCCGAAGCGTCAGCGCGAGCCTCAGAGATTGGATGCGTTGGAACTCACCAGCATAACATGGACGGAACAGTCGTCTTTATGCCTTGCGACACTCACGGCGAATATGAGAGCCTTATAGGTGATAAGAGAAACTACATTGATCGTTATGTAAGCCCAGATGATATGCGGCACAGAGAGCGCTCAAAATCTCACCATGATGATGATGAATATGACAAGGCTGAAAGCGATATTAACACAACTCCTACCGATGCTATGGCAAAGAACGCGGAGCGCGGTTTAAATCTTCGCAAAGAATATGGTCGCGGTGGAACTCAAGTTGGAGTTGCGCGGGCCAATCAGCTTAAATCTAAGGAGCGTTTAAGCCCCAGAACCGTCCGTAGGATGCACAGTTATTTTTCCAGACATGAGGTAGACAAGCGAGCGGAAGGCTTCCGTAGGGGCGAGGCTGGATGGCCTAGCGCGGGCTTAGTCGCATGGCTTCTCTGGGGCGGTGATGAGGGCCAGAGTTGGGCGGCTCGCAAGGTCAAGGAGTTAGATAAAGAACGTGATAAGGCTCAAGAGTTGGCTGCATATATGGAAGATTTGCAGATTGAGGAAAAAGCGCCGACTAAAATTTCGGAGGCGGTCAAAAAAGGTTTAGCCGAAAAGGTGAAAGACCATAACGAAAAACACGGCGACAAAAAGGGCAAGAGGGTCACTCAGAGGATGCTGGAGGCGGTTTTCCGCAGAGGCGTGGGAGCTTATAACACAAACCCATCTTCTGTGCGTCCTAGCGTCAATTCTGCGGATCAATGGGCCTACGCTCGCGTAAATGTATTTTTGCAAGCGGTAAGGACGGGGAAATATAAAAGCGGAAAGTTCGACACTGATCTTCTTCCAGAGGGCCACCCTCTCAAGTCGAAGGATAAAAAATAATATTAATCTTCAATTTCTATTGGGTCTGCATAAGAAAAGCTATTTAATGCGCCTATCACTTGCCCCATTGATTTCAGCCCCTCTATTATAGAGAAGATTTCTTGCCTTGATGGAACTTCGTCAGTGATGCTTACATGCTCATTGAAATCCTCCATCTGACGATATGATTTGTTATATTTCTTTTGAAGGATCATTTTTCTTCTGAAGGATCTTCTGTGAAGATGCGCTTGTATTCTTCTTCTGTGATTATTCCGTAATCTTTGGCTTCACTCGCTAGGATCACTGCCCACTTGTCACCATCTGGGCCATTAAGCACTTGATCAAATCCACGCTCGGCATCCTCAATTAGATATGCTTGAATACAGTTGTAAGCCTCATCAAGCTCTTGGTCTTTGCCTCCAAGGTTCCAAAAATGGTATGCGGCCATTCCTTTCATGAGGCTAAGGGTCTTTGGGAAATCTGCGCCCAAAATTTCCAAAGATAAAATTCGCATTTTAAATTCTGGGTCATTTGAATTTCCCAATTCTATTATTTTCTTAACGTAATCTGAGAACCTTTCGGCTCTGAGAATAAGTTGCTCCGATACTTTCATTATGCCCACCCCATGCTAACAGCAAAGATCCAGCCCACAGACGCGGCACCGATCACCGCGAAGATAATAGCATCTTGTTTCCAATTTGTCATAACGTCCACCTTCCATAATCAGCGGCCTTCTCATCCATAAAGCAATGGCCGCAAGCTACAAAGCTACTTTTAAACCACTCGCGGAAGGTTTCACCCTCATGCTTGATTTCATCAAAGTAGATTTTCAGAGCGGCAAGATCATCACCGCTCAATTCAACTGTATGCTCAATTTTGATTTTCATATTTATCTTCCTTCAAGTCTATTTTAACACACAAATCATTGAGGTTGGTGGAAACGATTGGCGGCTGTTGATCCCTGTAAGCTTTCCAGATGGTTTGATTGTACATCATTCGAGATCCGCTATTGATCCTCCACCCTCGGTATTCCCAAGGATGGTCAAGATCACCCTTGCGTCTGGTTTTTTTTAATTTGGGTTTCATCACCAAACCTCCCCTTCCTCCATGAAATCAATGGCGTCATAAATTCCCAGCGGAGCGGAGAGAGATCCATCATCCATGATGCGGCGGGTGGCGAAAGTTTTTGCGCCGTGATGCTCAAGCCAGCGCTTGCCAATCTTCATGGCGGTGGTTGGGCTAAGAGCGTCGAACTCAAGCAGCGTGTTTAGGTGATCAAGCGGCCCATCAATGGTAGGCTCCACCTCTACATGAATGACGCACTTGTTGCCCCTGCGGGCTTTCACCTTGCCTTTAAGGCGCTCCAAGCGCTTTTTGGCAGCTTCTTCAGAAAGAAGAAATTGAATTGAATGTGGCATTTTTTAACCTCCAAGGTTTAAAGGGATTTATCTCCCGTTTGATTTATAGTGCAGCTTGATACGCTTCCCTTGCTCTCTCCTTCTCAAGACCAGCATCATAAGCGACAGCATTGAAATAATCAGAGTAAGCATCTGAGGCATCATCAGCATCAGCATAAGCTTCCAAAGCCGCAGCGGCAGCATCTTCAAACTCAGCCTTTAGTTTTTTTATGTTTAGCATTTTTTACCCTCCGAGCTTTGGGGGATTTCTCCCCCGTTTGATTTATGCGGCCAGTTTATAAGGCTTGTCATATTTTCCGATGTTGATGTCGATATAATGGCTTCTATGAAAATAGTCGCTCATGCTGTCATCATGGTTGAAGAACTCTGGCCCCTCCATTGCGGCTTTAAGCTCTTTCAAGAAATCGCGGGCAACTGGGTGATCTGCATAATGCTCATCAATCCAGTGAGTGTTGACCTGATAGTCAAGCGGGTGCTTCATGTCGAAAGCTATTGGCCCCTCCTTGAGCGTGACAATCAAAGTCATGTGATGGCGAACCGCAATGCTTGCCTTCATGTCGTACTTTTTTAGAACGGCTTTGATGGCTGGAGCCAGCGCTTTCTTTTTTTCTTGGTTTACATATGCCATTTATTTTTCCTCCTTTAGGCTATTTTTTTATAGTCATGGTAGCGTTTAGAATGAACCGCGCCCCGTGGGCCAAGCTCTACACAGAGCCAAAGCAAATCTTTATTTCTAACTTTAACGTGGCGATAACCCGCGCCCATTTCATCAACATGAATTACATCAATCGGTTGACCCCAGATCTGACGCATCTTAGAGCGCTGCGCCTTGTTTAACTTTTCGATTTCGATCTTTTTCACTTCGGGTCTCATTTGTTTTTTCCTCCTTACAAAACTTATATGGGGGTTGATGCCCACAATGTCAATACTTTATTTACAAATAAGTGACACTGCGGGCAACTTTTTTTATGAGCCTAGCGCGTCCTCATATCGGTTCATGAAAACAGCCATTGCGACAGAGAGATCTTTGAG